CACTATCTCAAAAAATCAAAATCTGCTCGCACCAAGCGTTGGCGTGCAATCAGTCGCAGTATTCTGGACTCGGAGGGGTCTGCATGGGGGATGACCGGGACACCGCTTATCACGAATCCAATGGATTTGTGGGGGTGTCTCCAGTCATTTGGGCTTGCTAAGAAGGGCTATCAGTCCTTTGCCCGATTCACGCGTGTTTGGGGAGGATATAAGGGGCCATTTGGCCTTCTTTGGAATCAGAATCGCATCAACAGGAAGGTGGCAAAGGAAGGCTTGGCGCAATCGTCTTTTGGTCGAAAGCGAATCGACGTTCTGCCTGACCTGCCATCGAAGCGTTGGACTGAAATTGAAGTTAAACTCCCTAAGAGTTGCGGCACAATTGACCGCGAATCGATGGATGAGCTTGAAGCTTGGTCTAAGGGTGGCCCTACCCCCATCGCTGGTAAACTTGCCGAGGCTCGCAAAGAGTTGGCTATCGCCAAGGGAAAGAAAGCCATTCCCTTTATCGATGAGATTATCGAAGGCGGCGGTGGTCCTATCGTTGTCTTCTCGGCTCACCGCGACCCGGCGCTGGAGCTTGGCAAGTACGACCGCTGCGCTTCCATCACGGGGTCAACTTCTTCGGAAGAGAGAACAGAGATTGTCCAGAAATTCCAAAATGGCGAACTCGATATTTTGGCGGGCACAATCGGCGCAATGTCTGTCGGCCTAACTCTGACCAATTCTTGCCGGATGGTTTTCTTGGACCTCCCGTGGAGCAATTCAGAAATAGCGCAAGCCGAGGATAGAATTTGCCGCATTGGCCAAAAGAACGCATGTGAGTATTTTCTTATCACTTCCAGTTCGGAAGTTGACCAAATTATTCACAAATCAATTACCCGTAAAACTAAAATGACTGACAACGTAGATGCAGTCCGCAAAGGAGAAAAAAATGGATAACGGAGTAACTGAATTGGATAAGCTCTGCCACGCCCACCAGGAGGCTGTTGCAGAGGAGAGGAAAGCCAAGGATAGAAGGCTGGAGATTGAAGGATTGATTGTCTTAATCTCGGACGTAAAGGAGGAAGGGACATCCATAGTCAAGACACGATTTTATCGTTGCACATGCACCGGTAAGATGACTCGTAAGCTTGATGAGGAGGCATGGGAAAACATCCGTAAAGATATTTCTCCTGAGCTCTGGCCCGTCAAAACAAAGACGGTTATTGACTTGCCGAAACTTCGAGCAATCGAGAGGGCAAATCCAGAGCTATTTAAATTGGTCTGCAACGCCATATCGGCGAAACCGGCTAAGATGGCAATCAAGGTAGAGGTAAATGACAAAGGGGATTTGAGATGAAGCTGATACGGACGGATGACCAAGGAAGCCATTGGTTAAAAATTTTAGTCCACGGCGAGGCCGGGACAGGGAAGACAAGGCTATGTGCCACCACCGGGGAGCCGAATGAAACCGTGATTATCTCAGCAGAAGGCGGTCTTCTGTCTTTGCGGGACACAAGCATCGCGGCAATTGAGTGCTCAAGTAAGGAAGATGTTATCGAGGCATATCATTGGCTGTGTGATTCAGATGAGGCACGCGGCATTCAATGGGTATGTATCGACTCCATTTCTGAGATTGCAGAGCAGGTACTCTCTCACGAGAGAAGCCAGAGCAAAGACCCTCGGAGAGCTTATGGAGAGTTGGCTCTTGTGATGGACAAGCTAATTAAAAGCTTTCGAGACTTGGACCGCCACGTTTACATGACCTGTAAGACGGAACGGATTCAATCCGAGGCCGGTCTTATCTGGTCACCAGGGATGCCTGGGAACAAGACGGGGCAAGCTCTGCCTTTTCTGTTTGACGAATTGTTCTGCCTTCGATGCCATAAGGACTCGGAGAGTGGAGAAATAAAACGGTGGTTGCAGTGTCATGCAGATGGCACCTACGCCGCTAAAGATAGAAGCGGTGCTTTAGAGATGTATGAAGCACCAAGTTTAGAACATATAAAAAACAAAATCTTAGGAGAAAACAATGGCTAAATTAGGCGGATTCAATCCCGAACAACATGAAGAAGTGAAATCTTTTGAACCAATCCCTAAAGGGACTTACGTGGCTATGATTGTCGGTAGCGAGATGAGACAGACAAGGGCAGCCGATGGCGAATACCTGAAGCTAACCTTTGAGATTATCGACGGCACTTATTCCCGTCGACTCATTTGGACAAATCTGAATTTGCGAAACAAGAATCCCAAGGCAGTGGAAATTGCCAACCGGAACCTTGCCAGCATCTGCCGGGCAGTTCATCACATGAAACCATTGGAAGACTCTGAAGAGCTTCACAATAAAGCCATTAAAATTAAAGTTGATATTCGTGAAGCCCAGAACGGCTACGATGCTAGCAACGAAATTAAAGGCTATGCACCTGCAACGGACGCCCCGCCACAAGTGGCCAGCGCACCTGCGAACGGTGGTGTCACCCCACCGTGGGCAAACCAGGGGAAAGCTCAGGGGAATAAAGACCTCCCGTTCTAACCCTGGAGGGGACCCGGTTCGCTGCTCGGGTCCCCTTTTTTTTTATTCAATTGTAGGGTCTTCTGGGCTAAAGAATTAGGTTTTAATTAGGTGAATCAAAATGGCAAAATTACCTGAAATGACATCCCCGACGCTCAAGATTATTGACGACCGTACAAAGGGAGGTTCCCAAGACTGGCGACGGGCGCACCTTGGAGCCTCAGCTATTGGTGACCCCTGCGAGCGACGGCTGTGGTACGACTTCCGATGGTTCACTGCTCCAGACTTCTCAGGGCGCATTCTAAGGCTCTTCAGGCGTGGCCAGAACGAAGAGGTTACCATCGTAGCGGATTTACGCCTGGCTGGCGTGACAGTATCTGAGGGGCCTTCAGAGGGTAAGCAGTGGCGGTTCAATAAGTTTGGTGGCCATTATGGTGGCTCAATGGATGCCGCTATCCTGGGGCTTCATGAGGCTCCCAAGGCTTGGCACGTTGGAGAGTTCAAGACTCACAACCGGAAGAGCTTTGACTCTCTTTTAAAGAACGGGGTCCAGAAGTCCAAGGAACGCCACTACGCGCAAATGCAGGCATACATGCACAACTTCGGCATGAAGCGGGCGGTTTATGTCGCAGTGTGTAAAGATACTGACCGCTATTATTTAGAGCGCGTTAATTACGACAAATACTTTGCAGGGGAGTTGGAAGATAAGGCGCGTCGCGTCATTTTTGCTGACAGTCCGCCTCCTAAGCTGTCTGAGCGCCCCGACTATTACGCCTGCAAATGGTGCGACCACTACGATATCTGCCATCAGAACGTTCATGCAGAAGAGAGGAATTGCCGGACCTGTGTGAACTCTAGTGCCGATGAGGATGGAAGTTGGAGGTGCGCTTCAGCCTCTGGCGTGTTTGAGCGATGTAACTGGCCGGTCCTGACTCTTGACCAGCAGAAAACTTTGGCAGATACTTCTTGTGACTCGCATTTGATGCGAGATACGTGATATTTAAAAGAGCCCCACGGTGATAAGGCTGCATTCTGCTTCTGGTTGTAAGATATGCGGTTTTCTCCCCAAGATCACCGTGGGGTTTTTAATTGGGGGCACTATGAATACCAAAGCCAAAGGCAATCGAATTGAACATGAAGCCATGCGGATATTAGAATCCGCTGGGTTTAAATGCTGCCGTTCTGCGGCAAGCCTGGGAGAATGGGACATCATCGGAATTGGGCCGGACTGGTTTGTTGTGGTGCAATGCAAGGCAAACCGATGGCCACCTAAGCAAGAAAGGCTTCTCTTGGAGAAGTTCGACAACCCAGCCAACTGCGTTAAGTTAGAATGGCGGCGCGATGATAGAAAGAAGCCCAGGGTAAGACAAGCTGCTGGCAAGAATAAGACATCGCTACATGATATCGACGCGTTTATAACGCTGTTTTCAAAAGGCAAGCTTATTGAAAATTAAGAGAGAGGCTCGCGCAAGCCCCTTCTTTTCTACCCCCCGCAGGTCTGCATAAATTGGCAGATCGCAATCAAGACAACAGCAGCCACTAGCCACTCATCAAGCCTTATCTCAAAGAGCTTTTTTCGGTTCTTCATGTAAGCTATTG